CTTCGGTTATGTTAGCATTGCTTATGGGCTTATTAACCGCCCGCCCCCTGCGGGCGTTCCTTTATCTTGCCCCCTATTTATTAATGGATATATTTATATATCTACATTATTTTTTTTTGTTTATTTATTGGCTCGTCATAAATAATTGGGGGAGGGGGGGGCGTCGGGGGGGGTCTCCCCTTCCTTATAAATAATTTACCATATTAAAAAACAGTCCCTACCAAATCCAGCGTGTAAACTTTTAGAATTTACTTTCCAGCGGAACAAATTTTAGATTTGACCCCCGGCATGTTATTTGAAAAGGGTGGTCTAACCATCCCTATTGACATACCCCAATGGAATGTTGGGGCATTAGTGGACATAACATAATAGTTATGCCCCGTCAATTAGTATAAGAAACATTGATGTTTTTTATTATTTTTATTAAATGGGGCATAAGGGCATAAGAATAGAGAAAAATAGATTTATGCATAATATGCTAAAAGAGCTCTATTAAATATACAGAACTTTCTCAAATAGTTATGCCCCATGCCCCGTTTTAACACTTCCCGCTAATATTACATAAAAACAACGGGGCACAACCCGTTCTGGCTTATTTGTCTATACATTGGTATTGCTATAGCACCCAACAAGTGTTATACTTGTGGTATATGTATTGTGGAAAAAGAGCATCATCAATGAAACAAATGGCTTATGCAAAACGTGTCTTCGGGGCACAGGGTACAACCAAGAAGGAGATAGCTTTGGATGTTGGTTACTCGGCGAACGTGGCAAATTCCATTTCTTCACACATCGAGAATAAACCTGGATTCAATTATGCTATGACGCAACTGGCTGTTGATTCTAATAATCTGGCTCTAGCTGCTATGAGTGAATTCAAGGCTAGGGGTTTTAAGGATTTCTCGAACAAAGACCTCATAGGTGCACTCAATGCGATTGGTTCCGCCTGGTCTAAGTTTAATGTGGTGAAGGAAAAGCCGAATGACCATCCTACTAATAATAAGCTAAGGACGGTTATTTTGCAGCAGATTGAGAACCAGACTTTGAACACCAGCTCCCAGCCAGCACCGATTGAGAAACCTCCGGTAGTTGAAGTTGAAGTGGTAAAGGAAGGGGAAGAGTTAGATTTCTAAATATGACTACTCATAATTTTTATAGAGCCTACGAGGCACTAACAAAGGAGGAGAGGTTCCGGTTGATTGAATCGACTTTGGAGCCCACTTCGCTTTTTGTTATCTTCCAGTTGTTGGGGCAGGTGAGGAATCAGAAGAGATACTTTGAAGAGCGGGAAGCTCATTTATTACAACTAGCCCAGATTGGGTTTAATAACTTGAAAAAAAATGGATAGTCAGCAGGTGCACAATAATAAGGTTGTTGAAGAGCTAACCGCTAACCCGGACCTTATTAAGGACCAGAAGTGGAGGCTCTCCCATCTTTACTGGATTATTTCCAAGGACGGCGATAGGAAAGTCTTCCAGATGAATCGGGCACAGGCTCACTTTTATGATAACTATATTAATGTCGAACGTCCTTGGCATCGGCATGTAATTTTGAAGTCCCGACAACTTGGTTTCACGACTTTCATTGACCTCTTCATCTTGGATTCCATCCTATTTAATTCCAACCGGGAAGGAATTATTATTGCCCATAAGGTGCAGGACGCTACTGAAATTTTCGACAAGAAGATTGAGTTTGCTCTTCGTAATATGGCGGAGGATGTGAAAGATGCTTTTTTTAAGATTAACCACCGGTCAGCCCGCAAGGTGCAGGTGGTTATTGACTACGGGCCGGAGCAAGGCTCCACTTCTTCACTAGCTGTGTCCGTCTCTGGACGTTCCGGTACTTATCATTATGTTCACATATCAGAGTTCGCTAAAATGTGCGTGGCATTTCCTAAACGGGCGGAAGAAGTGGAGCGTGGTACTTTCCCGACGGTACCGTTCGACGGGTTTATTTTTATTGAGTCGACTGCCGAAGGTATGGCCGGGAGGTTCTACGAAATCTTCCAACAGAACTGGCTGACGAGAGATAAGATTAGTCCCCAGCTCTCCCAGGTACAGTTTATCCCTCACTTCTATAACTGGCAGTACGATGACATGGAAATGAAGAAAATTTACGAGCCAGTTCCCGTTAAGGATATGGATATATGCGAGATTGATTGGGCCTCTTACCAGCAGGAACATAATCTAACGGATAAGGAGATTACTTATTATTATATGAAGTGGCTGCAGTTCGGGGGAAAGAATTCTCCGGATGCGATTAAGTCACTGATGCAGGAATATCCAACTACCCAGGAGGAGGCCTTTTTATCTACTGGCCAGACTTACTTTGCTACCGCTAAGGTGGCTGCTTTGCTTTCAGTCGCCGAAAAAGGTATGAGAGGTGAGCTAACTACTGGTGAAAAAGGAAAGGTGATTTTTAATGAGGTTTCCTCCGGTTCGCTCGAGATATTTAGGGAGCCGGAAGTGGGAGTTAAGTATATTATAGGCGGTGATACGGCGGAAGGGTTGGCTCACGGAGATGCCCAGGTTTTATATGTGATTAACCAGAAGACGGAGGAGTGCGATGCTCTTTATATATCGCACGTAGCTCCAGACGAGCTAGCGACCGAGGCGTATAAGCTCGGGAAGTACTATAATTTTGCTCTGCTTGGGATTGAGGTTAATAAAGATGGACTTTGGGTTAACGATGCTCTGGAAAAGATGGGGTATATCAATCTTTACTACCGAAAGGTCTTCGATGACATTACCCAGAAGGTAACTAAGTTCTTTGGCTGGAAAACTACGTCGGCAACCAGGCCTTTTGCCTTAGCGGCACTCAAAGCGATTATGTTTCGGATGGAAAAAGGATTCCCGGCACAGATTTTGGAGGAAATGTTCACCTTTGTGAGAAATATTAAAGGAAGACCGGAGGCTATGGATAAGAAACATGATGACGTGATAATGAGTGCATCTATAGGTTATGCGATACTCCAGGAGCAAGGGAGATACGAAGATGACACTCAAGCTGGGGAAGGCGTAAGTCATATGAAAATGATGTTTGGTGAAGATAATGGGAGCCAAATGATACATTAACTTGTTTATTTCTAAAAAAAATGGTATAATTTTAGTATAAAATATTTCAATTCTATGCCAAAAGGTGTTTATACGAGAAAAAATAAAAAAACATTGACGGAATTAAAGAAAAGAGCTGCAGATTATCAGAAAGAATTTAAAAAACGTCCAGAAAGTATTTCTAAACATACTTTATGGTGGAGAGAGTATAGAAAAACTGATAAATATAAGGAATATAAAAAAGGTTATAGGGCTCGAGTAAAAGATGTTATCGCCGCAGAACGCCAAAATCTTAAAAAAGAGGTAATGGACAAAATGGGTGGCAAATGTGTTAAATGCGGGTTCAATGATTATAGGGCAGTTCAAATAGACCACATTAATGGCGACGGTCATGCTGATAATGTTGGTGGGCAGAAATATTATATCCGAGTTCTTGAAAGTTTTATAAAAAAGGAGGGAAAATATCAACTACTCTGTGCTAACTGCAATTGGATTAAGCGTTTTCAAAATAATGAACATTATAAACGATAAAATATATGATGCCAAAAAAAGATAAAGAAATAATTGAATTCATCGAGAAAAAGAAATTAGAGATGAAGCGTTCCCAATATAGGGAAAAATTCGATACCTTAGCTTCGGAAATCGATAATAATTTGATGTCCACTCAAGTCAGTTACGGACAAAAATTATATGAAAAAAGTGGTTGGGGCTCGATGGTCTTCTATAATAAGATGGCTAACGGCGCTTATGACATTAATGTTTATCCCCAGAAACTTACAGACCGTGACCAGAACCGCTCCGGAGTTCCTGTTTCTGCTGAACCGATTGCTTTTTCAAAAATAATGATTGCTACTTCGGTTCTCGCTGGAAAATTACCGGATGCGACGGTTGTTGCTGACGATAAAGTTTACGGAAAGGCGATGTACGAACTATGGAAGAGGAACTGGGCGATGACTGGTAGTAACGGTGGAAACACTTTAATGATTACTTACCAGAATTTGTTTACCTACGGTTGGGCGGCGTGGAGAGTTTACCCACGAAGAGTACAGACCAAACGAAATGGTGTTGATAAGATATTGTTCGATGATATTTACCGTGAACCGCTAGACCCTAAACGAACCTGGCTCGGGATTGGTTTTAATAATGGTGACGTTTGGAGTCAGACAGAGGTTTACTACGAAAAGGACATGCAGAAGGATTTGTTCTATGAAATGTATCCTGAAGCTAAAAAGAATAAAAAGAAATTGGAATATTGCTCGGTTACCACTGAAGCTACGGATGAAAATTCCGAGAAGGCTCACACCAGCATTACTATTGGTTACTACGAGAACGTCTTAATGAATAGATATGTGGTTGTTTGCGGGAAGATGGTAATTTACGATGGTGAACTTCCTAATGACGGCTCCCATGGCTCCGTTGTTGTCGCTCGTTGCTTCATTAAAGACATGAACGACCCATACGGAGTTGGTCTTTATGAAATGATGCGTGGAAACACGGCGATTTATACATATATTAACTCTCTTAATGCCCAGCAAGTTGAAGCGGAAATCTTTCCGTTGCTTTTTGGTGCTCAAGTTCAGAACGGCTCCGCTACTTATAAGAGAGGTCCGAACATTGTTAATCCCAAGCACCCAGGCACTGATATTGACGTAATCAAGACCTCCGGGAATGTTGAGGCTGGCATTGCTTTCGCTGGTTTACAGAAACAAAACATTGAAGAGAATACCGGTATCAATAATATTGTTGCTGGAACAAATACAGAGAATACTTTGGGTTCCACGGTTATTATGAAGGAGGCCGCTTACAACAGATTAACCGCTCCAAAAAATTCAATGGTTATGGGTCTCGAAACTGATGCTCATATTGCTAATACTTGGATTAGACAGATATATCCTGTGGATAAGATTTTCATGATTGACAGTGACGACCAACTAGCTGAATTCGCTAGACAGAACCCGGACTACTTTATTGAGTCCCAAGAGGTTTTAAATGATGAGGGTATCCCTGTCGGTATGGTTGCTGCCGCTTCTCAAAATCTAAGACTAAACTTTGACTTCAACCAGGAGGGTGAGATTATGGAGAATGTCCCAACTCGTCAGATTTCTGCTAAAGGACTGTTTGATGAAATGAAGAATGCTGGACACATGTCCGACTATATTGATTTTATTATCGACCCGGATTCAATGCTTCTCCCATCACTAGAAATTAAGAAGCAAACCTTTATGGCGTTATTCCCTGTTATTACTAATCAAATTACCCTTATTTATTCGCTTCGTAACGCAGACCCAGAGGCGGCTGCTTCACAGTTAATGGCTCTTGAACAAATGTTGGAAATCCAGAACGCCGATATTTACGACTTTATCCCCAAGGCTGATTATGACGCTATCCTTGGTAAACAACCATCAATAATGCAGAAGCAAATGCAACAGGAGAAGATGCAACAGGACGCTCAAGCAACAGCAATGCAATCTCTTGCGAGCGGCGGAGGCGGGAGTGCTCCAAGCACTTCAGCAACTGGACAGGATATAACTGGAGACGGGACGGACCCGCTCCAACCACAGAACGCTAATGAAGTCCCTCGCCCTCAAGCTCCACTAGGAAGCGCTGTGGATGCAAGCGTTGGTAGAATGGCAGCTAATCAATAAATATATGGAAGGAGAACAAAATTTAAAACAGAAGAAAATTGCCTTGGCAACGAGTGAGCATGCCTCAACTATTATTGAGTTGATGAAGGACTGCATGCCGCAGAACCCTATTGTTGCCGATACAGAGTTTAAGACGTTGGTTAACGCCATTACTTTGGAGGTTCACGGAACAATGCTTAGGCAAATGGTTGATTATTTAGAAAACATAAGAAAGGGTTCATTACATGACCCAGAATAATATGGCAGGTAAAGAAATAAAAAGAGATAATTTTACAGTCCAAGTTGGATATTCAAAAGAGGCAAGAGAAAAAAAGCTCTTGAAGTTTATTTCCAAGTCCGGAGATGAATTTGAAATTAACGCAGAAGAACTGGCCTCGATGCTTATCGGCGGAGTTAATTCCGATACGCTTGAGGCTTCTTTTGTAGAATCGGATAGAATTAACGTGGTTGAAGTTGGGAGACAACTAGCCTGCGTTTTAGATAAGGACATGAAAAAAGGAGAGAAGATAAACATAAACTATACCCATCCATACCCGATTGAATTCGCTTTAATCGAGCAAGTTTACGGAATTGCGAAGATAAATATGGATGTGCCGGCGATAGTATTAACAGAAGATTATATCAAGGAGATGAAATCTAAGATAAAACCAGAACAGGAAAAGTTCCTAGAAAAGTTTTATTCTAGCTTCAAAAACTTGAAATTAAATAAAAAAAGCTAATTAACTAATCCATCGTCACCGTCCACGATACGGGCGGATAATAATATGGACAACATTGAAAAAAAAGTGGAAGAAGTAAAGGAACCGGTTGTTGTTAAAAAGGCAGCAGCGGCTCCAAAAGCTGTAGCTACTCCAAAGGTAGCGGCGGTAAAAGAGAAGGGCGTAACTTTAAAAAACACCTCTGGCAAGGAAGTATCAACTTCTGCCTATTTCTACAAAGGAATATTGCCATCAGGATTCGAAGGAACCTGTGGGAATCCTGTGGAAAGAGAAGATTTATTGTCGGTTTTCAACAAGGTATTTAAACCGGAAGATAATATCTTGTTCTATAAACAGGCTGATAAAGAGGTTTATTTAGTAATTATTCCTTTGAAGTATTCTGACTCTGTGGGAGATGAACATGACTCTGTGGATGGAGATTTCCAGAAGCATGCCATTTCATTTTTAACAGAGGGTTCAGTCAACCTTGACTCATTGAGACAAAAGTTAGACAGAATCAAGAAATTTGTCAAATATACCGACAGATAGTTTGCGTTTATCTGCAAAAAATGATATAATTTAATTAACCATCGTCACCGTCTACGATACAGGCGGATAATTATATGGATAATAATATAGAAGAAATAAAGGAGGAAGTAGTTGATGAAACCGAGCTCGACAAAGAGCTCGCCGAGTCGATAAGTTCCGTCCAAGCTGGAAAAGTGCTTGCTCCAAAAGAGGAAGCCAAGGGCGAAGAGCCGAAGGAGGAAACTCCAGAGGTAAAGAAGCCGGAGGAAACCAGCACCCCTCCAGTTGACGAGACTAAGGCGGCGGAATACGAATTCCGTGTTCCTAACAAGGGGAAATTCGAATCTGACGAATCCTATGAGAAAAGAATAAAATTACTGGATTTAGTCAAGCGAAAGAAACTTGCGAAAACCGACGAACAGCGTCAATTACTAGCAGATGAAATTAAGACGGCTAAGAGCAATCTTAAAGCTCTTAATGGAACTGATAGATTTACCAATTCGCTCAATCAAAAGAGTGAGGAGGTGCCAGAAAAACCGTTAGAACCAGAAGATGAGACTTTGGCAGCTGATAAAGAACGTTTAAAACAACTGGGAGGAGCGACCAAGGAGGATATCGAAGCGATAATCCAACAAGAGCGCTTATCCACAGATATTAAAAACACATTAGATAAATTTGTTGATAGACATGCTGAACTTAAAGATATAGACACCCGTGAAGTTTTCTTTGACTTCGTTGAATCCAACTACAATTGGCAAAACAAAAGTGGGAAAGATTTAATGACCGTCCTAGAACTCGCTCGTGAAAATATGTTTAAGCCATCGGAGACTATTCAGGAAAGAGTACTCAAAGGTGCGAACGTTCAAGAAAAAGTTAATGCGATGCAATTCCCTGGGGGAAGCATAGCAAAAACAGACTTCTCTCCGGAGATGCGTAAATCAATCGATGAGATTGTAGCAACCGGGGTATCAGAAGAAAAAGCAATAGAATTGTTGTCAGACTAAATCTATGAAAAAGATTAAATTGACACAAGGAAAATATACTTTAGTTGATGATTCTGATTACAATGTACTTATAAAATACAAATGGTACGCTAAGAAGGGTGAAAATACTTTTTATGCGGTTCGTTCAACCGTTGATAAAAATGGTAAGCAAACAACTTTGAGGATGCATAGATTATTAATCAATGCATTGGAAGGGATGGAGGTTGACCATAAAGATGGAAACGGACTTAATAATCAGAAATCTAATATTAGATTAGCCACTCGTTCCCAGAACAGGATGAATAGACCTAAGCAGTCTAGAAACACATCCGGGTTTAAAGGAGTCTCATGGGATAAAACTCATAAGATATGGATGGCTTATATAACCTTAAATAATGTACAAAAAAATCTTGGTTACTTTAAAAGTAAAGAAGATGCATATAAGGCATATTGTAAAGCAGGGATTAAATATCATAAAGAATTTGCTCACATCTAATGTCCTAACGGATTAATTAAACTAATTAAATTAATTCTATGGGTGTAATTAAACAGGCAACCATAAAGAATACACGTCAATTAGCAGAAGCTAACAAAGGTGCCAGCGTTGTTACTACTTTAGGAGAAGTCCTAGATTTAACAGCTGGTTTAGCAGTTGCCGCCACCAGTAGTTCTACAAGAGCTACTATTTTGGGTGTTTGCAATGAAACCATTGCCGCTGCTGACGCTAAGACTCGTGTTTCTTATATCGTGCCGTCAGATGAAGATACTTTTATCTTCCCAACCACCAATGCAACTTTAGCTACTGACAATGGTCAGGACATGGTTCTTGGTGCAAGTTCATCAATCGTCAACAATACTCACACTACGAGCGCTGTTGGTGTCGTACGTCAAGTCGAACCGTACGGAGAAACTGGCGATAATTTGATTATCGGCAAATTCATAACTGTTTAATTAATTTTTAAAACAACAAATATATGGTAGGTACAATAAATGATTATGCAGTTATCGTGAACAATGTGTTAAAGCATGTTGCTCCGAAAGTCTCTCCAACGGTGAAGGCTGAGTATTTAGACTTCATGTATAAGGTAGACAACAACGAAAGAATTTACACTGACGTTGGTGTCACGGGACTTGGTATGGCTGAAATAATCCCAGATGGTGGTATTGGCGCATCTGATGCTCCAATTCAAGGTTATTCAAAAAATTATGTTCAAATGCACTTCACAAAAAAAGTTCGTTTGACTTTCCAAACAAATTTCTTTTTGTTTGAATCAGCAGCTGCTAAAATCAAGAGCTCTGTTAAATCAAAAGTTATTGAAGGAAAGAATGCTATTGAGCATGCAAAAAACTACTTGGCTCAATCTTTGTTAGCCCAAGGTTTCGCAACTTCATTCACTTGGACCCCAATCAATGCGGTTGGTACTCCAACTCCGGTAGCTACTATCGGTGCTGATGCTGTTGAATATTGGTCACAAGCTCATCCTCGTGAAGATGGCGGTGCTGCTTGGTCTAATGTTATCGTTGATGGTTTAACAAATTCACCTCAATTCACTTATTCATCTCTTTTAGCTGCACGCAGATTACACTCCCTTAAAAAAGATGGTCGTGGTAATCCGCTTATCTCTGATTTAGACACTTTAGTTGTTCGCAGAGGTTCAACCGCTGCTCAATTTGCCAAGACTATCAAAGGCACAATTGATAAAGGTTTAGCTCCTCAACAAACTAACGTCTTCAACAATGCTCCAGCTACTGATACCTTTAAGATAGTAGAACTATCTCCGTATCAGAATTTAGCAATGGATGGGTTAATGTGGGGTATGTTTGATTCCAAAATGATGACACAAGATTTTGGATTCTTATATATCGAAGCTTTGCCAACTCGTGCTGAACCGGCAGTCATTGACTTGCTAGGTAACCAAGATTTGGTATTAAACTTCAACTCCTTAGCTGTTATGGGTGCTTCTGACCTTCGTGGTTGGATGTGGAGCGACGGAGATGGCGTGACCGTCTAGTGGCGATTGACTTACAGTTTAACACATGGTACACTTAATGTATTATTAACTAATACAAAAGTGTATGCAAAATAGGAAACAATGTAACTACTGTGGGAAGGATTTTGAAAAAAAACCTTCTCACAGTAGGAGCAAATGGGAAACAATGAAATCCTGCTCCAAGTCATGTGCGAAAATGGGGCACAAATCATGGAACAAAGGAATACCATTATCAGAAGGACAGAAACTTCATCTTAGTACAGTTCTTGCTGGAAGAACTACTAACACTGGAAGAACTCACTTCAAGACAGGCAATAAAGAAGGACTAGCAACGCAATTTAAAAAAGGACAAACATCTTACTGGAAAGGAAAGAAAAATCCAAATTTCCAAGGAGAGAATAATCCTAATTGGAGAGGCGGAGTAACACCAGAACATTTAAAAATTAGATGGTCGGTGAAAATGAAAAATTTTAGAAACGAAATTTTTAAAAGAGATAATTACACCTGCCAACAATGTGGTAGAAAGCGTAAACCTGCGGATAGAGTTATTTTAAATATACATCACATAAAGTCATTCGCTACTTGTGACGAACTTAGATTCGACGAGCACAATGTCGTGACCCTATGCGAAGAGTGTCATCATAAAACAGACACTTATGGTAAAAACGTTTAATTTGTCTATAGAGCTCTCTAATAATCATTTATTAGGTGTTCTATTAGGAAGAGTAATTAATTAATAATTTAAACAATATGCTACAAGCAGCTCACTCTAAAAAGATAGCAGCCCCGGTCACTGCCCCAATTGGTTCAACTACTATTGTTGCAGCACAAACCGACGCCTATATTTATGTTCATGAATTAATCGGCGACCTAGCAAGCGCTGGTAATTTAATCATTAAATGTGGAGCAAGAACTGTTGCCTCATTTACCCTTGATGCCGGGCAAGGTATCACGGAGCAAGATGAACCAGGCATGGATGGTGTTTCTCGCTTTGAATGTAAGCCAGGAGAAGCTTTTATTCTTGAAGTAACCGGTGGTACTTTTAGCGGGGCCATTGATTATTCATTTGGTTATTAAATAATTTTAAAAATATGGACCCAGAAATGACTTTAGAGCAAAAAGAAAATCTAAAAACCTGGGCTGAACAAAGGGATTCTATTCTTTCGGAGATTTCTGTTTTAAAAACGGAAAGCGAAAAACTCCAAAAGATAAATAAAGATTTAGCTAATTCTATCACCGACGTTGAATCAAGAATGAATGAAATTCGAGGAAGAATTGAAGAGCTCAAAATAAAAGAAAATGAATTACCGTTAGTTATTTCTAAAGAAGTCGTATTTCTTCAGTCCAAAAAAAGTACCCTAGAAGCAGAAATTAATTCACTATTAAAAATAGTGGAAATATTAACTTCCCAAAAAACGTCGCTTGAAGCTGACGTTTCTTTTGCATTGAACGCTTTTGATGTAGTAAAAGGTGAAACATTTTTATTAGATAAAATCGTTAATAAAGTAACTACTGTTAGCCAGGACAACACTAATAAAATTAACACATTGGTAAATAACTTAGCTGCCAGTCTCGAAGAAATTATTGAAGTTAATCGCAAAAATGTTTTTGAGACAAATATTGTTATAGAGAAAGTACCAGCTATGATTATGGAAGCTCAAAAGCGTGGTTTAATAAAGAATAAAATTTAAAAATATATGGCATATTTAGCGAATAGAATCGGCGACCCGATGAATCTCGGATGGTTCGCTACTCCAGCGGCGCTTGCCGCTGCTTACCCCGTCGGAGCTGATGGATATTTTGCTATGATAGGCTCCACTGATTCAATCTGGACTTGGGATTCAAACACAAGTAATTGGGTAAATACAAATACCCAGGGAGCCTTAGGCCCCACAGGTTATACGGGTTATACCGGGTACACGGGCAGAACTGGTTATACTGGATATACCGGTCCTCAAGGAGCAACTGGTTATACTGGATATACCGGTCCTCAAGGAGCCACTGGATACACCGGTTATACTGGTCCATCAGTTACGGGTTATACCGGGTACACGGGCAGAACTGGTTATACTGGATATACCGGTCCTCAAGGAGCAACTGGTTATACTGGATATACCGGTCCTCAAGGAGCCACTGGATACACCGGTTATACTGGTCC